GTTATTATTAAGTAGAGGCAACTATGTGCTCTTCATCATCCGAGAATGATGTAACGAAGTAAGAACTTCCATCGCAAACGATGTCTATTCTTTCGCCTACTACTGCTTGACTAGCTACGAACGTTATTTTGTCCATATTAGTAATAGCAGTAACTGTATCGGCTACTTCTACTCCTTCCATAACTGCCGCAGTACCTCCGATAATATCGAAGTCATTAGATCCTGCTGTTCCAAGTAGGAATGTACCTACCCAACCTTTAGCATCTCCAACAGCTGGTAATGTTATATTATATGCTCCCGCTTGAGAACATATAAATATTTTACCACTGTCAGCTGGTGCTAAAGTTTCATCAGCTGCTAATGTTTTTATTGCGCCATTTGTACCATGTAAATAAGGTTTAGCCATTAAACTATCCCCCTTACGATGTGATTTTAATTAACGAATGTGAGTTAATGTTTGTGATACCAATTCCCTCATCAGACATATATTGATCTTTAACGCCATCATACGCATTATCAGTTTTGATATTCGTTTGATACATTGGAGATCTATATTGTGAATGGAATAAGTTATCTTCATCAACAACTACCATGTATTTGTTATATGGTCCTCTCAATGCTGGAGTAGGAATCATTTGTAACATTCCATGAGGTGTCTCTAAAGTTCTATAATTAAAACCTAGAGCATCTCTTTTCATATCACCTAGATTCACAGTCCAACCATTGTTGCCAGCAAAACCAGAATTACCAGCCATTTTAGACCAGTAACCTAATGCACCAGCACCAACAAATGCTTTCTTAACACCTGAAGTTGGAACATATTGGAATACTTTTTCCATATCATCAACAAAGTTGCTATAAGTATAACTAGCTTCTGATGCTGTAAATATGTTTTGGTAATCATGAGTTGATGTAGATTCACCATAGTTTTCAATAGCTGAAACGATACCATAAGTAGTTCTTATTTTACCTGCTCCTGAACCTGCTGGAGTAGCTATTGAACCTACTGCTGCACCATTAATACCGCCATCTGCAAATGTTTCATCTGCATTAGTATCATTGTAGCCATCACCAAATGCTGACTCTTGTAATCCAGTACCACCAACACGTTTACCAAATAAGAAAGCTCTTTCTTTTTGGATTTTATGTTCTTGTGATTTCTGCATTCTTAGTCTAGCTAGTTCAGATGATTCACCTCTTAAAGAAGCCTCTAACAATGTACCAGTAATTTCAAGAGGATTCTTGAAAATCTGACAAGAGTTATAAACTACTTTAAGTTCATCTGCCCAAGCTTCAGGTGAGTAACCACCTTCACCGTGTGCATTACCAATTACATGAAACACATCATTATCTGCAATGTCTAAATCTGCATTTAATGGTGTTACCTGAATTGTATCTGAATCGGTAACTGTTGTAACAATTGCGACACCTTTATTAGTTGTCTCAGTACTATCCCAACATTCAACTTCCATACCAAGCCATGATGCATCACATGCAGGTAATCCCACAATATTATCAACATCAAAATCGACTGTTTCTGTATTAGCACCTGGTGCTGCTGGATTTGAAGCTGCGAAAAAGCTTTGCTTTATCCATGGTTGTTTATGTTCGAACATTTTAAAAACGGGATCTGGAACACTTCTTGTCTCTTTATTAGCTATAACCGTTGTAAACGGAGTTACGTCCGTCCACAATTCTTTAACTACCTGAGGATCGATGTAAAAATTACGTCTATCCGTAAAGAGAACACCAGAGGCTCCACCGTTGTGTAGATCTTTTGCGCTCATTTTATTATCTCTCTATTTACCCTTCACTCAGCTGTCTTCTTAGACCTTCGGTCAGGGAGGATTAACATTATTATTTTTTCCAGGACATCATTCCTTGATTAAACATCTGCTCATCATTCATAGGAGCTTGAGAAGTTCCACTTGCAACCGCAGTTGATTGTGGTACTTGCATTCTTTGCTCTCTTTGTTGAGCTTCAGCAGCTCTTTGCTGAGCCACTGCTGCTTCCCTTGCGGGAGCATGTGCCATCTCATAGACTTTAAATAAAGTTTCAAATGAAACATTATCAGGGTTTTGTAGCCATTGTATAGCATGCTGCGCTTTGTTTGGTTCCCAACCTAAAGATTGAACAGCATAACTTGTTGCTTGGTTCTGTGCCATTGACTCTCTTTGTTGTTCGTAAGCTACCGCAGCTTGTTCTTGTCTATAGTCGTCTACTTTTCCATAATAATCAATCATATCATCTCTATATCTATCATTAGAAAGTCTATATTTGAAGGAATCACTATCTGGATCATTGTATGCATCTACCTCGTTATAAGAATGTGGTTTTTCGGGACGATTTGGAGCCTTCAATGAATTCTGCCCTTGAGCAGGTTGTTCATTGGAAGGCGATTGCTGTAAATTATTTAACACATTAGGGTTTTGTTGCACTGCTTCTGCAACAGGTCCAAGTGTTTGTTTATAATAATCAAGTTCTTTTCGAACTTGGGATAGCTCGCCTGCTGTCCTATCGTGTTTTGATTGCCAGTATTCATAACGATCTGCATCTTGTTTTACTGGAGGTTGTTGCGGAGGGGATTCTGTGTCAACAGATCTTACTCCTATTACAGATTCAGCAGAAGGATGTACAGCATCCCCTCCAGTAGGGATTGTAGCTTCCTCTGGCATAATGCCAGCTTGACCAATTGGAGCCTTTGCAGGATCCGTTGTGTTCATGATTGCGTCTTCTTGTGGTATTACATTTTCCATTTATTCTCCTAGTTTGTCATTATCAGCAACTATTCATCATCGAGACCTAATACTTCTTCATTCATTTGAGCTTGAGGATTATCAGCTTCGGCTATCATAACCTTAACTTCATCCTTTATACTCTTTAAATGATCATTAGTTCGATTCTTGTACAATTGAGCTGCAGCTGACATTTGTGCTTCTAGTTTAGCC